CTGGTGGCCTTGACGGTGACGGTCACAAGCGTGCCGCGCGCTGCCCAGATGGTTGAGTCGACCGATGAGGCGGCGAAATCGTTCTGCAGCTCAATCGTGATACTGCCATCTTTCAGGCCGCCGGTGCGGGTGTGATTGCCCGAGCTGCCGAAGTTGGTCGTGTCAATGTCTGCGACTGAGTCGTCCAGGCTTACGCTGGTGACATGATCGGAGAGGTCTACGCCGTTCACGACGATTACGGGGTTAGTGATTACGAAAGCAGCCACGGGCTGACCTCCTGTGTAGGTGTTCGGGGGTGGGTTACTGAATGGCGGCGAATGTGGCGTAGGTGACCGAGCCGGTCGTGCCACCCAGAGTTATCTGTGTGCGCCAATACGGGTCGGTAGTGGCCGTAGTAGAAGACCCGAATTGCGAACCGGCGGCGCTGACTGTCGCCAGCACAACGCGATTTGTGGTCGTTCCGGCCGTGAATGGCGAAGTGGGATTGCTTTGCAGCCTGATGGTCACCGTGCGGTCGCCAGTCACGGCGAAAATGTGCACACCCACGTAGGCAATTTGCCCTGCCGAAACTGCGCCAAGAGTTGTGACGGCACCAGAAATGGTGGTTGAAACGGTTGTCTTGGGGACCAGCACCGTCCCCTGCAACACGCCCTCGGCCTGCGCTTCGGGCATTGTGGCGTCAAGCTTGGAGACGTCGCCGACCTTGATCGGTTGTTTTGTTGAGGTGAGTAGGCCGCGCAACGCATAGACGCGATCGCCTGCGGTGGCGGTGCCGCCGGTCGGGAACTGGATGGCGGTGAGCAGCTCAACGGTGCCGGGCTTCGTGCTGAACGCAGGCTCAACGATCGCCGGGTCGCCGAACGTCATCACACTGGCGGTGGCATCCTCAATGCCTGCGATGCGTTCGTGGTTGCCGGAGCTGCCAAACGTGGTCACGTCAAGATCGGCAGCCGACGCGTCGACGCTGAACTCGTTAGCGGTGGCGGTGAGGTCTACGCCGCCGTAGTAGATGACGCAGTCGCGAAGGATGGGCACGCGTGGCTCCTATGGTCGGGCGTAGACGGTGACGGCGAAGTCGCCGCCCCAGTAGCCGATGCCGCTTACCTCTTCAGAGGACAGCGGTCGGAATGATGTGCAGATGAGATCATCGGCGATGCCGCCGAGGGTGCGGTCGGACTCAACGGCTGCGCGCACTGATGTGGGCGAGCCGGGATCGGCGTAGGTGTCGAGGTCTAGGCCGCTCTGGTCGGAGTCGGCTGACTGCACCAGCACCATGATGCGAAACTCGTAGCGCACGAGTCCGGCGCTGCTGAAGCTCTGGTGGTAGTCAATCGACGGCGTCACGACGACAGCACAGGGGACGTTGATCATACCGCCCTCTCGCTCGTACACCTCAACGCCGGGCAACGCTTGCAGGTTCGTAGCGAGGCCCTGGCGAATGTCAGCGAGCGAGGTCATGCGAGAGATGTCTCGTAGAGAGTGAACGGCGCCAGAAGTCGCTCAACCTGCGGCAGGCTCTTGATCCTAACCGCGCCGTACTGGTCGAAACCGGCGACGCCAAACGGCGCTTCTCGAAGTTTGTAGGTCTCGGCGGCGAGGATGAGTGCGGCCTGCGTGACTGGCTCGGGTATGGCGGGCCAGCCCCAGCGGGCAGTCACTCGCACGCATGGTCGTGCCGAGGTGATGTCGTTCGGGATGGTGAGGCTGCCGAGCGTGCGCAGACGGGTGACCGGCCACGCCATGCCGTTGGCGCCGATGCCGTTCAGCGGTTCGGCGAGCCATTCGGTGGCGCCGAGGTCGTAGGCCCAGGTTCCGTCTTGGCCGGTGTCCAGCTCGACGAGCGAGATCGTGCCGACGACTGCGTCGTCAATGGCGACGGTGTGCTCGGTGGAGCGACGGTAGACGCGTGAGCTTGTGGCGGCGTCGGCGTAGAACCGGCGGCGGCAGTGGCCGTCGATCTCGCGACTGGCCGAGGTGATCGCTGCGGCGACCTGCGGGTCGTTCGCCGTCACGGTTAGGCCCATGTACGCCTTGAGCGTGGCGGCGGCGACGTAGTCGGTCACGACTCGGCGGCGTCAGTCTTGGCAGAGCGGCGCGCCGGGCGTGGCGCTGCTGCGGTCTCGATGCCGTAGGCGTTGAGGATTGCGGTCGCGCGTGCGGTGTCGCCGTTGCGCCAGGCATACCACGCTTCTCGCTCGGCGCCGTTGAGAGCGTCGCACTGTTCTGCTGAGAGCTTGTCAAAGTCCATAGCGGACTCCTTTCGTGTAGGTGGTGGAGAGAGCGACGGCGCGCTGCCGTCTATGGCGACGCCCGACGAGGGGGAAGGCGTCTAGCCGGTGGGAGACGGGCTGCGCCGTCGCTCTCTACTCCTATGGCCCGCTGACTAGGTCAGCGGTGAGCTATCAGAAGCTCGGGGTAGCGAGGCCGGTCCCGGAGATGACCGAGATACCTGCCGGGTACTTGCCGCCGGTGAAAGCTGAATAGCCGAAGGCGACGAGCTTGATCGTGAGCTGACCGCCGAGGGTCTGCTCAAATCGGAGCTGCATCGGCGAGCCGGTCTGCTCCCAGAGGCACAGGTCGGACGAGTAGCAGACGATGATCCGATCCTCATTGGTTGAGGCGCCGAGGTTGGTTGGCACGTTGGCGTCGACCAGCACGGGGATGCCGAGCAGCGAGCCGACGATACCTGCGCCGACGTTGCCGCCGACGCCGTAGGCGTTCATCGGGCCGTTGACGTTCGGGGTCACCAGCGGGCGGCTCTGGCCGTCAACTGCAGCCAGGAAGAATGCCCAGCGGCGGGGGTGCATGACGATGAGATCGGCAGGCATGTAGCGGTTGGAGTTCACGCGCTGCACGGCGTCGGCGACCTTCGGGAACAGTTCCGCTGCCGTCGGTGATGCATCCGTGTAGGTCACGGAGTTGATGCCGGAGACGCTGAGCACGCCGGTATGGGTGCCGGAGCTTCCGGCGCCGCCGATGATCTGCGAGTCAAGCTGCGTCGCGTAGGCGTTGAGGAGATCTTGCACGACGACGGTGTCGATGCCAGTCCCGCGCTCAATGGCCTGACGGCTGACGTCCTGCTGGCCGGAGATGGTGCGCACCGGAACGGTAAGCAGCGTGTCGTCCATGTCGGTGCTGCTGACGCTGGAGTTCTCCGACGACTGCGAGGCGGCGGAGCTGCCAGTTGTCACTCGGGAGATGTTGACCGAGAGGCCTTCAGCGGGAAGCGGGAGCTGGCGAACGGCGTCAGCGAACGGACGGCCCGCACGAGCGAGCGGTGCCACCTGATCGGTGAGGTACTGCGGAACTACGAGGCCGGAGAATGCGCCGGTATCGCTTGCGCGAAGCTCGGTAGCCATCTCAACCATGTGGCGCTCAATGCGCTGACGGGCGGCGTAGTCGCCGCGAACTTCGGCAGAGTAGGCGTCACGCAGGAACGAGTAACCGGCGTCTGCTCGGTAGGTCAACTCTTCGCGTCCGACGCGCACAGTGGTGGCGTTCGGGGCGAGTTCACGGGCACGGTTTTCGTGGTTAGCGCGAGCGGTCTCAAGGGCGACGAGTTCAGCGACGCGAGCCTCTAGGGTCTCAATGCTGGAGTCGGCAGCCTTGACGGCGTCGCGAGTTTCGGCAAATGCGATCGACTCGTCAGAGTTGAGATCGCGAGCCTCGGCCTCGGGGGCGGCGAGGATGACGTCAAGCTCGGCGGCCTTAGCGGCCCGAGCTTCGTATGCTGCGGCGAGTTGCGCGCGCAGCGTGTCGATAATCGACATGGTGGCTCCTTGTGGAAGGGGGTGGGTTGGCGTTGCGCTCAGGTGGTCGGCAGGTGCGGCTCGGGTGCTCGTCTGTGCGAGCGGCGCGAGCTGCGGCGTGGCGTCCGGCGTGAGGTGTTGCGGGTTACTTGCGACCGAGGCTCAGGCGTTCGGCCTGTGCGCGTGCGGTTGCGAGACTCATAGAGCGCCCGATCATCGGATCGGCCTCCGTATACGCCTCGGCCATGCCGGTGGCGTCCTCGTAGTCGTCGCACTCCTGCCAGCTCTCAAGGTGGCAGGCGATGGCGACGAGCTGCGTCAGTGACATCGTCGCAGGGTTGCCGTCGGCCATCTCGGCCGCCTCGCCTGCGATGAGCTGCGCCAGCAGTGACTTGATCTGTGCGACGATCGAATCCTCGGCAGCCTCGGCGACGGGGTCGATCGCTCGCTGGTCAAGGGCGATAGCGGTCATTGGGTTAGCGGGGAAACCTACGACGCTTGTGTCGTACATTGCGACCTCCTGAATGCGGCGCTCGGTGTAGTCGTCGCTCCATGTCTGGCGCATTACGCGCATGGAATGACTCATCTGCGACATGTCGCCGCGACGTACTGCGCTGATGACGCTCTGCGCATACGGCGAGGCCGGATCTAGCGAGGCGTCGGAGAGTAGGCCGACGTCGTCGGTGCTGAGCTTGAGGGTGCCGGACGCTGTTCGGGCGAGCACGAGGCCCTCGTGGTCTGCGAGGAAGCGCACGTCGCTGCGCTCGGCGAGCGACTTGTCGGCGGCGCCGCGTTCAATGATCTCGGTAAAGCCGCCAGCGTCGGGGCCGCCTGCGACCTCGTAGGGCACGCCCCAGGTCATCGCGTAGCCGACGAGGTGCGGATCGTTGCCCGCCTCGGCTCGTAGTTCCATCGGGCGCGTGCGGCGCTCAACGGCGACCATGCCGCGCTTGCCGGGGCCGGGTGCGTCGGCGAGGATCGACTGGCGCTGCTCGACGCTGAGACGTTCGAGCACTACCTCGGGCAGTGTGAGTCCGTTACGCATTGGGCTGCGCTCCTCCAGCGGCACCGGGTGCCGTGATGTCTGCCTCGCCTGCTACTAGTTCCTTGGTGCCATATGGCGGCCAGAGCAGCCGGTCGCCGCCGTCGACTGGCGGGCGGTTGTCTTCGCGCCGCAGTTCGTTCTGCGTGCGCAGTCCGGCGCGAATCTGCTCGCTCTGAATGTCAACGCGAGTCTTCGGATCTACTCGCAGCATGTCGTCGACCTTCGCCCTGATGCGCATCGGGCGCACGGTCAGGTCGTCGTAAATGTCCTCTAGGCGGCGCAGCCACGGGCGCAAGCCGTAGGTCAGAAGGTTGAGAGACTTCTGCGAAACGTTGGCGTAAGTCATTGAGGCGGTGGACTCGGCGCCGATCAGCTCGGCGGCTGAGGCGAGGCCGAAGAACTTCGCGATCGTGAGACTGTTCGCCTTGATCGTCTCCAGAAACTGCGACTCTTCGGGGTTGATCTGTACCTGCTGCCACTTGAGACCGAGGCCGAGCACGGCGGGGTCGCGGCGATTCTGCAGCGCCTCTCGGATGCGTTCCTTTATGACCTCGGCCTGCTCTTTGGTTACTTCGGAGTCGGTTGAGATGATGGAGGTCGGGTGCGCGCCGTCGCCGAAGAATCGAGCGCCGAACTCCTCGGCGGCGAGGCCGAGGCCGATTGCCTGGCGGCCAAACTCAATCGCCGAGAGGCCGACCGGTGAGCCGGGCACGGTGTAGGCAGGCGCGTGCCAGAGATCGCCGAGCGGGTAAAGCGGCATCTCTTGGCCCATGAGCATGAAGCGGAACGGGCCGATAGGGGTCATGCGCATGACTTGCACGAGGTCGGGGTGAATCGGCTCCATGCGCGTGGCGCGTCCGGTGGCGTCGCGTTCGGTTACGAGGCAGTAGGCGTTACCTCGCAGCAACCAAGAGACGATTATCTGTCGACGCCAGTCGACCGAGCCGACGACGACCGAGGGCGAGGTGAGGATCTGCGGCGGGCGGGCGGGCTGCAGCTCGCCGTCTGTTTCGCGCCACGCTTCCCAGGGGAACGTGCTCACCATGTCGCTGATGAGGTTGACGGCACTCCAGACGGTCGCGTGTCGCATTGCGCTGTCCGGGGTGACCGTCTGGCCGGAGTTGGTCGGGTTGCCGTAGCGCTGCCCGAAGACGCCGAGCAGAGCGTCAAGCGAGGCGGTGCGGCGTTCGGGGCCGAGGCGACCGAGCAGGCTCATGCGTCAGCCTTGGCGCTCGGGTTGACTCCCGAGGCGTAGCCGACGAGGACAAGAGAGGCACCGGCGGCGATGAGACCGGCGGGCAGGTAGACCATAGCGATGCCGATCGCGCCGACAGCGAGGCCGACGAGCTGGATCAGCGTCGAGATGATGAAACGGCGCTGCACCATGTCGGTGGCTCCTCTCACCAGACTGATGACGTGATGTCACGAGTCGGGGCGGGTCGGGTAGTGGCACGGTCAAGGGCAAGCACTAAGGCGATGCAGGCGTCGATCTTTCGACGGCTGCGGCCCTTGCTGAGTCGCCAGCCGTTGTCGGTGGTGACCTGCGCAGCGGCGAGCACTTGATCGGTGAAAGTTGAGTCGGCGTCGTGGGCGACCTGCGCCGAGGCGATCAGCCGGTAGGCGGCGCCGCAGGCGGGCACCATGCGGAGATTGTTCTGCGGCATTTCGACCATCGGCAGGCCCTCCTCGGTGAGGAGCTGCGCCGAGCGTTCAAAGAATCTCGGATCGTAGATGACCTCGGCGAGCGGATAGGCGGCGGCGAGCGCTCGGAGAGGTTCCTCAACGGCAGCGAGATCCAGCACCTGCTCGGGCGTCGGGGTCCAGATGCGGGCGGAGCTGACGAGCCTCTCGCCCTGGCGCTGCACGGCGACCACTGCGGTCGTGTCGTGCTTGAGTGCGACGTCTATGCCGAGATAGGTCGGTAGGTCGGGCAGCAGTCGCGCGCCG